AAGGTGAATACTTAGATGGAAATGATATAGATAGAATTGCATCTGAGTTAAGAGAAACACTTACTTGGGATACTCTTTATTACATGGTAGATGGTGCGATACTAGATTACTTGGGTCTAAAAGATCCAAAGCGTCCTAACTATGGCGAGACAGCAGGGGATGAACCTGCTGCTACCTTCGAGAAAGAGCAGAGAGCAAGACAGAAATATTTTAAAGAGAACTTTGACATGGTTGATCTAGAAGGTGGATCATGGACGATACAAGTACCAATGAGGAAAAAGTAATGGCAACCTATCCTGTAGTCAATACGGAGACTGGAGAACAGAAAGAAGTTGTAATGAGTGTTCATGACTGGGATCAATGGAAGACTGATAATCCTCAATGGACTAGAGATTTTTCTGATCCAAGTACATGTCCTGGTGTTGGTGAAGTTGGAGAGTGGAGAGATAAATTACACAACAAACATCCTGGATGGACTGAGATTCTTAAGAAGGCTGAGAAGGCAGGGGGTATACAAGGTCGTTTGAACAAAGTGAATAAGACTTAATGAATTATATTCAGGCAACTTATAATGATGTCGTTGATCTTTTAGTTAAGAAGAATATTGTCTGTATACATCAAGGTAGAACAGAGGCAGGACCAAGAGCGTTAGGTAATAGATCTATCCTCTATGATCCTAGAGATTCTGAAGCACAGAAGAAGGTTAATGATGCTAAAGGTAGACAGTGGTGGAGACCCTTCGCTGCCAGTGTTCTTGCGGAACATAGTGCTGAATGGTTTGAGATGTTAAGTCTTAAAGAGAGTCCTTATATGATGTATGCTATACCTGTTAGAGAAGATAAGAAGGAGTTGATACCAGGAGTTATGCATGTTGATGGAACATGTAGGATTCAAACAGTTACAGAGGATCAAAACTATCACTACTATCATCTCATAAAAACTTTTTATGATGAGACTGGTATACCTATGTTGTTTAATACATCACTCAATCTTGCAGGTAATGTTATATGTCATACGATTTATGATACCTATGAGATGTTAAGTCAATCTTCTATGGAGTATGTGTATGAACCAGAGCAGAATAAGATTACTCATCTTCCTAGTGTAACTAATATGGCAGGTCAAACATGTTTGTCTTAGGTGTTAATATATCACATCATCCATCGGTCTGTTTATTAGATGATGGGGAGATAGTATATTATCTTGAAGATGATAGGTTGAACAGAGTTAAAGAAGAAGATTGGCCTCTTGATGCTGCGATGCAATGTCTAACATTCATTCGTCAGTATACAGATCATGTAGATCATATAATTTTTTGTTCTTACATTAAGAATAAGTGGTGCGATTTTCGTGATGACCTCACGATGATTCAAGTAAAAAAGAATTTAAAATTGTATCGTATAACTTATGATGAAGAACACTATCTAAAAGAACATCATTTATTTCATGCATGTTCTGCATTTTATTGTTCACCCTTTGATGAGGCAGCAGCATTAACCTGTGATGGAGGAGGAGCACCTGTAAATATGGTGGTTGATAATAAAGAGGTGGAGAGTATGTATTACTTCTCTGGTAATAATATAGATACGATTCATAAACATCATGGTCATTATGATCCAGATTTTCATGATGCAACTCTAAGAGTTAATGATAAACTTGCTATCACTCATAGTTTATCTGTTGGTGGTATATTTAATCTTATGACTGGTATATTAAAACTGGGTAGTGCTGGACAGACTATGGGTGTATCTCCTTATGGTAAAGTGGATGATTACCCTGAGAACTGGTTCTATTACGATCATGATGCTGCTATTTGGGTTACAGACAATGATATTTTAATAGATACTTGTAGACGTGTATTAAATTGCTCTAATTTTGATCCAGAGTTTGCAAAAGATTCTGAATATCAGTTGCCAGCACCTTCCTTTGAGGATGCATCTAATGTTGCAGCTAAATGTCAATTGGAGACAAGAATGCATACAATAAGATTAATAAAACAACTGCTGGATAAAACAGACACTAAAAATGTCGTTTTATCTGGCGGTTATTTTCTGAACTGTGTAAATAACTATCACTATATTAAGGAGTTCCCTGAGATTAACTTCTATGTTGATCCATGTGCTCATGATGGTGGTACTGCTATAGGTGCAGCATTTTATGTGTGGCATCATCTTTTGAATAATACACAACGTCACCCAATAACATCTCTATTCCTCGGATAAACTAAGTATGACAAGAAAAAGAAGGACTAAAGAAGATCAAACAGTTGGAGTCGGAATGACTGCCAAGCAAAGAAGAAGAAAGAAACCTATCAATGCAGATCTCATGAGAGAGATCGAACCATTGACGGACAATCAGGAGAATCTGTATCGCTGTTATAAAAACAATCAGAACATCGTTGCTTATGGTTGTGCTGGTACAGGTAAAACATTTATTACACTATACAATGCACTAGTAGATGTATTAAATCCTAGTACACCTTATGAAAAGATCTATATTGTTAGATCTCTAGTTGCTACTCGTGAAATTGGTTTTCTTCCTGGCGATCATGAAGACAAGTCCTTACTTTATCAGATACCATACAAGAATATGGTTAAGTATATGTTTGAGTTAGAATCTGACTCTGACTTTGAAATGTTATACGGTAATTTAAAGACTCAAGGTACTATAAGTTTTTGGTCAACATCATTCCTTAGAGGTACAACTTTAGATAATGCTATCATTATTGTGGATGAATTCCAGAACTTGAATTATCATGAACTTGATAGTATAATTACAAGGTCTGGTGAGAACACCAAGATCTGTTTTTGTGGAGATGCTTCACAGTCTGACCTAACAAAAACAAACGAGCGTAATGGTATCATGGATTTTACAAAGATCCTTAGAATCATGCCATCATTTGATTTTATTGAATTTGGTATGGAAGATATTGTACGTTCAGGTCTCTGTAAAGAGTACATAATGGCAAAACACAGTATGGGTATGTAATGTTTGAACATGTTGAACTTGATCTCCCCAAGTTATCAAGGGAAACTATAGATGGTGTTCGTTATTATTCGGTTCCCGATGAAGATGAATTACTTAAATTAGTATCCATAACTTCGGTAACTAGTCATCATAACAAAGATATATTTGTTAATTGGCGAAAGAAAGTAGGTGATGCTGAGGCAGATCGCATTACTAGACAAGCAACTAGTCGTGGTACAGATACGCATACTCTTACTGAGGCGTATCTGTATAACAAAGAGTTGCCAGAGGTACAACCTCTATCACAAATGCTTTTTAAGATCTATAAAAGTGAGCTAAATAAAATATCTAGAGTTCATTCTTTAGAAGGTTCACTTTACAGCAAAGAACTTGGAATTGCTGGTACTGTGGACTGTATCGCAGAATATAATGGCGAGTTAGCCATAATAGATTTTAAAACATCTAAAAAACCTAAACCAAGGAAGTGGGTCGATCACTACTTTGTACAATGTATGGCATATGGTTGTATGTTATATGAATTGACTGGCATTGCCGTCAAAAAACTTGTCATTATTATGGCATGTGAAAATGGTGAATCTATTGTTTATGAGGAGTATGACAAGAAGAAGTACATTAAACTACTCACAGAATATATTCGAGAATTTATTCAATCAAAAATCGAGGGCTATGCCAGCTAAACTAGACAAAGAGTTTGAAAAGGCACTGGAGAAAAAGTTTTTTTGTCCTGCAAAATTTGCACAAGAGATTGAGACTCTTGTCAAGGACAATGCTAACATGAACTATATTGAAGCGATCATACATTTTTGTGATCAGAACAGTATAGATCTAGAATCAGTACCAAAGTTAATCTCCAAACCACTGAAGGAAAAGATTAAGTTCGATGCAACTGAACTAAACTTTTTAAAACGCACTTCCAGAGCGAAATTGGTTTTTTAATTCCAAAAAAGTCGGAAAATTTATCGAGGGCATTTTTCACGAAATACCCCTTTCATTATTATGACACCATTTGAAGTATATAAAACTTATTTGGCTTTAAAGAATCATTTTACTAAAGATAATTATGATTATCACAAATATTGTGGTAAAGTCAGAGCATCTTTACAATCATTCTATAAAAGGAAAGATCGTTTTTGGTTTGAGAAGTTGAGTAGGCAAAAAAGTGAAAAAGAGGTAATTGACTTCTTTGTCTCTAATTTTGTATCTTCGGGAGATCCTCAAAGATTATGGATTGGTGATATTATCAGAGAAGGTGAAAAAACCTATATTTTGTGGAATGGTAAAATTCAGTCTTTGGCATATTTGTTCAAATCCGAGGTAGAATCTGTTATTTCAATAAAAGACTTCAATGAGACTTTTCAGGTAAATGGGAGTTCTCATCCATTACTACTAAAAGAGCATTTACAAGGAAATCTGTCATTAGA